GCCCAAGAACCTGCATAAGAATCTGTATAAGGTGAAGCTGAACCACTACCAATAGATAATCCAGTACCCATATCTTTGTCATAAATTTGTTTTTTAAATTCTGGATAAACTTTAGCAAGTGCATATTTTGGAACTCTACGAACTATAGACATTTCCTTTGGTTGTTGGTCTGCACCAAAATAACCAGGAAAACAGTTGTATGGATCTCTTAACTCTGCACAAGGATAAGGAACTCCATTAGCATCTTTCTTTTCTCTAATAACCCAAACAGCAAAACCATAACCAGGTAGCCATCTACCAACTTGTGGCATTTGTATATCTAGTCTTTGGTTCTCATCATAAGCAGATATAATCCTTGACATCTTCTCTGCTTTTTGTTTTGACCTTTCAGAATCTCTATCGTTTGGAATATCAATCTTTAAATTTGGAATACGACCTATTTTCTGTGCTAGGTGTTCTAGTCCTGTGGACATTAAGTTAGGAACTGGTACTTGCCAATCTTGAAAACCTTTAATCTGGTCGCCTAGTAAAGCTAATATTCCTGAAGGACCACCATTCATTATGGAACGAATACGACCTCTTGTTGCATAGGCATCTTGGTTATCGTAATGTAACTGCGTTATTTTATCTTGTAATTCACTTGCGTTCATATTAATTCCAAGGAGCTTCGTTTATTTCGCTCAAATCCCATTCTCCAAAGCTAGGTTTATAATCTAACCCTACTTCAGCTAGTCTTTCTTTTTGTAATCTCCTTATGACACGCATTGGAAACCAACTTGCCATAACAACATCACTCTTATTATTTCTTCCAGTTTGCCTACTAGCACCTGTTGAGAAATAAATTAATTGTCTACGATATATATTACTCTTTGTTTCGCTTTCTGCACTACCATAAGGCAAACTAATTAATTGTTCCTTGAACAATTCTCTCATACTTCCAACACCAAAGATAGGATCAAATTTATTTTTCTGTGTTTGGTGTCCTTCTAAATAAATACCTACTCTTGTCGTATAGTCTTTTAAATCTCTATCTTGTCTAATTGCTCTTTGAAATCCGTTCTCCTCAATTACCCAATGAGCTAAATGATACTTCTCATACCATTTCTTAATAGTTTCTTTTGCTTGTATTACTCCACCACCTTCTTGATTTTCTATATCTACCATATACATTTTTCCTGTTTCAGTATTTACAGCCCACAAGAAACAAGCCTGATAACCAGTAGAAGCTGGATCAAGCCCAGCAATAAGTTGTGTGTTAGCTGGTATGTGTCCAATACTTCTGTTTACATCTCTACATAAATCTATTTCCTCTACATCAAACATTGTAATTCCATCAACAAAGGCTTTATTCAAATACACCATTTCAAAGATAGCTTTACCACCTGTGGTTTCAGCTGAATGTAACCTAGAGCGTAACCATTTGTAACTTCTCTTACTTGCCCATAACATACAATCTTCGTGTAACTCTATATCGTTTTCTGGCAAGACACACTCTGTACTATGTGCTTCTTCTACGATTGTTTCCATCTCTGGGTTTTCTAAAAGAAAGTTATAAATATCTTCAGGATGCTGCCTTGAGCCAATAACAACAATAGCTGTATGTTCCTCTTTTCTTGAAGAAAGAGTTGTAGTCCACCACTGTCTTGTCTGTTCTCTTGCACTTGGTTGAATAGTTGTTCCGTGGTCCTCAATGTCATCAGCAATAATCAAATCGCAATCTCTTGAAAGAATCTTTCCACCTTTACCTACAGCAACCATTGTTGGAGATTTAATACCAGTTACAGTTCTTGTTCCTACAGTAAACTGTCCTGATGTCCAAGACTTACCAGATCTATTCTTTGGTTTAAAAGTTTGACCAGGAATACAGAAATCTTCTATTAATTTTTCATTATGTTCCAAATGATCTACTACAGATCCAACTGCGTTCTTAGCTATCTCCTCATTACCACCAACCCACATAATCCTTACATTAGGATTTTTACAAATCTGCCAAACAGCGAAGTGAGTTAGTAAGTCAGTTTTGCCGTGTCGTGGTGGTGAGAGAATCATTTGTTCCCCACCTTCATCTATAGCTTTTAAAATTGTATTAATCCATTTTTGATGAAAGTCAGCTGTTTCGTATTTTTCTCCTGTTTCAGTTTTAAAATACCTATCTCTAAAATCTTTAAATTTACTTAATGCTTTAAGAGCTTCTTTTGGGGTTTCCCAATCCTCTGCTTGTTTTAAGTTTTCTCTATCAACTAGATATGCTTCGTGCATCTTAGTTATGATTGGTTTGCTTACTCCTAGTAAATCAGCTACCTCTTGTTTCTGAATTAGTTTTTTTTCAACACTCTCTGCAAAGTCTTTAATATATTCTTCGTAATGTTCTCCACGACTTATAGTCATCTGTGTTGTAAATTTATCAGCTTTCTTTTTCTTTGTGCTTTTGTATTGAGCTTTCCTAGAACACTTTGTAGTGCAGTACTTTTTATTATTATGATGAGCTGTAAATTTCTTTTCGCAACCTGGGTTGGAACATACTTTTCTTTCTGCCATTATTTTTTCTTAGGCAGACTTTTTATTTTACCATTTTGCGTTCTAGCGTATCTATGTGTCTTTGTTTCTCTACTAGGAATTAAAGTACCACTGTATCGTTTGCCACCCCACATCCAACTTACTGATCCACTTGATTTCATATTTCTCCTTTACCAAGCTCTACACGACCAATATCGTGCAGTTGTTTTATCCTTAGCTGTACTACATTTGTGTCTAGCACGAAATGAAGCTCTAGCTCCAGGATTGTTTTTTCTTATCTTCATATTAGGGTCGCCAAACATTATTTTCTTGACTTTCCCATTTTTCATTACAAAGACTTTAGATTTTTTTCTTCCATAGCCAGGCTCACCTTTCCTTATAGGAGTAGGTGAATTTAACTTAACTTTCATTCCACGCCATTCAGCCATTATCTTTTTTTTCTACGACTTTTGTTTTTCTTCATACCTTTTTTGTATGAGTAATTACCCTTCGGCATCTTTTCTCCTTCTATACTTATTACTTATGAGCGAATACATAAAAGGAAATCAATATCCTAATAGCAAACCCTCTACTTCTTATAGTAGTGGAAGAACCTGTATTGAAAAAAATTGCTCCACAATTATTTCTAAGTATAACAAATTCAGATACTGTAATAACCATAAACCAAAAACCTTTCCAAGAATTAAAGGAAGGTCTGTTCCGAAAGATTTACAAGATCCTTTGTAGGAAGTAAAAAAAATTTTTTTTTGTAGGGAGGTACTTTTGCTCTTGCGAGTTCCAGTACCTTTGGTTTAACCACCCTACACACTTATTATACACGCCCTAGACTAGCTAGGGTTTCTATTGTATTGTATATCAAACAGGGCTGTTTTCTATAACTTGTATATTAGTAAATCTATGATAGTATTACAACAACAACCAGGATATTTTTCTAGCTCTTAGGAAAGAAATATCTTATTAAGAATATCAATAAAGTGGACTAGCTGGACCATCATAACTAGGGTTAAAGCCTATTACTTCATAATATAAAATAAGTCATAA